TGTAGCGCCAGAGGTATTGGATCGCCGAACCGATGGCGAGAGCCTCGTACCCAGACAGGTTCGAGATCGCCGCCTTGACGGCGTCCTGACATTCCATGCCGCCCTTGACGTAGTGCCGCGGGCTGTTCACGGCGTCGGGCGGAGTTATCAACCCGGGTTTGGATTCCGTTCCCTTGATGCAGTCGCACTGGACTATTGCGCCGCTGCGACGGATAAAGTGGTTGCCGTGGCATTTTTGGCATTCGGTCATTTCAGTCTCCTGTATCTAACTGCTCTTAGTTTATCGCATACAATACCGGAACAGAACCCGGTCCACTGCATAGCTGCCATGCGTGTCGCGATGCCCTACCTTGCGGGTTCTATTACAAAGGTGAGGTTGGGGTGTTCGGGGTAGCTAACGACAACGTCGCCCTCGGGGCATTTGTAGTATATCTGCGCGAGCAGCGTAGCGCGCCCTACGGCTACCTTGTGGGCGTGGTCTCCAGCGATCTTCATCTTGTAACCGAATTTATCCACGCGCGGCGACGCGGGGCCGGAGAACCGTGCAATGCTCGGCACTGCGGGGTGGACAATCCAGTTAGAATCGCGCACTTCGAGATGGAATTTCGTGACGTCGCAATCGTCGCGCAGCTTCTCCCGGGCGGCCACGATCAAGAACTCGCCGTTGGCTGGTCCGTTGCTAATGCTGAAATGCTCGGGTGCCCACACAAGTATCGGCTTGTCGAAGAAACTGGTTTTTTCCAACACCGCGATAGCGCCACCGGCGAGCGCAAGAAGAGCCGTCAGGGCTCCCACTGTTTTGCTGCCGATGTTCGCGATCCGCATGAGAACCCCAGATCAGAAAGACTTTTTCCAGCCGAGGCGAGCAAATCTGTCCGCGGGGATTCCGGAGCCTTCCGGGCTTCTTTGAACGGAGGCGTCAAGGGATAGTTCACCTCCGGCCGCGGGCATGGACGCGCTGAAATACGGGCGTACAGCCTGTACGCCGCGATCTCCGTACTTCATATACGCGACGTCTGCCGGGATATCGAAGCGCCGGACCAGTGCCTCCGGAAGCTGATAAGAGCCCCGCATGTACTGGAGATCGCTGCCGCCGCCAAGGCGTATGCCGCCGGGCAAATCGACGGTCGCGCCTAGCTTACCGAACGATTCGAAAGTCTGCTCCGTAGGAGCGCCGTAATCTTCGCCGGTAAACCGGTTTACGATGTTCGGTCCCGCTTGCGTCGGGCCGCCCATTGATCCTTCCGCGTAGAACTGCGGCGTGACGACGGCGTCGCCAATACGCACTTGGGCCGTGGGCCGTGGTTCGCGGCCCGGCATTTCACCTACACGGAGCTTCTGGGCTTCGAGCTCCGCACCGAGTTCCTCGCTACGCTTTACCGCGTACGCGTCGGCGGCTTCCAACGTCGGAAATACTGGGAGCGGTCTCCCCGTGACGGGATCGACGGGGCCGTTCTCTCGAACGAAGCGTGCAAGCTCTCCTTCGGGAATAGTGCGGCCCACCACATCGACGGAGGGAACAACCACAAAACCCTCCACACCTCCTTCGGAGTACGGAACAGTGACCGTCTTCTCCGAATACGGAGTTCCCATCTCATCCAGAAAAACCTCTCGGCCAGCGGACGTAGTTTCGCCCGTGCCGCGCGCGAAAGCGCGTTGTACCGCTTCCATAGCGGCACTGTACTGATCGGGATCAAGGGTCGCGATTCCTTCGGCCATCCCGAATTATATCGGGTATTCGTTGGATGTCACAGTGAGAAACGGGGACACAATCTCCGGGTCTTCGAGGGCGCTGTTGTAGAACCCTGCGAAATGAGAGGTCCACGACAGGGGGGCTTGGGTGTCTCCGTCGTACAAGTCAGACGTGAGGTCGTTATCTTTGGACAGCGCCGCGGCGTGGCAGGCTCCCGTATAAAGGAGGGCCTGCGCACCGATTATCGCTGCCGCGACGGAGGCTTCCGAGGAGTCGTGTCCCTCTCCGGTAAGATCGCTAATCATCTGGAGGATCGCGCCGATGGCGGCCTGTTGGATTCGTTCTACCGCCGCGTTCATGTACGGCGTGATGTCCAATTCGGACACGTCGTCGGGCTCGGGAAGAGGAAACTTGATGATCTCAGCCATGCAAAAGGTACTCGTAGTTATCCGAGGACTCGTTTTCCCGGAAAACTATAGCACCGTTTGACAGGTGAAACCTACGGGCCATTTCAGTCTTGGGGCTGAGGGTAACTACCCGGGTGATATAGGGCCGTGTGCCGCGGACCAAGTTCAGCGTACGCTGGATGATTTCCCGCCCAGCGCCCTTCTCGTAGCTCCACACACTATAGGGGACGGCGATGCGCGCCGAGGCGTCCTTGGCGGCCGAGGCTTCCATCTGGGCTACCGTCGAGGGCACCTCTCTGCACTGCGCCACGCAAATGACGGCGGCAACGTCGTCGCCGTTGCCGAGGACAAAGCACTCCCCCATGCGGAATCGAAACTCCGGGCAGAGTTCCGGGCGCACCGGATCGTCGTTGAAGAGGTGGACGAGATCGGGCGTTACCCACGAAAGCAGGCGCGGCTTTTTGACGGGCTCTATGCGAAGCGCGTCGGGATATTCGATGGCGGCGTCTCGTGCATCGCACAGCGGGTCCTTGATCGTCGTTTCCCCGCTGCCATCGCACTCGGGGCATACGACATCGTCGCACAAGTCCATTCGGCTGCTTCGCGAAAGGCGGCCATGACCCTCGCACCGGACACACCGGCTATGCACGAGAACACCCGCCATGGCTAAAACAGCCAGCGCAGAAGAAGTTGGAACAACAGGTCACCCATTTTACGCCTCCTGTTCTACGGGTTTTCCGGGAACGATAGAGATGCCCAGCTTACCAAGCTCTTTGGAGAACCGGGCATGATCCATCAAAAGACATTTGAAGTCCCGTCGATTGACGGCAATCGTCTTGGAGCGCCCGGTGTCGGCAAGCTCAACGAGATCGTGGAATTTGTCGTGGCTGGTATAGAGCTTCATTTCCCCCTCCGATGTACTACATCTTCTTATATCATCGCATACACCGGGTGTCAACAAAAGAAAATCCCCGCCGTCGCAGGGGACCACAACGGCGGGGATTCTTGCACCAACCACGGAGCAGAAGGGGGGACCCTTCGAAAGGAACCGTACCTGACAGCGGCACGGATGTCAATCACCGGGGGGACGAAACCATGCTGCTGAAGATGGGTTTGGCCTTGCATTCGGTGCATATGAACATCTGCTTTTCCATGACGCGCTCCGTCTTGCAGGTCAGGCACTTGCGGTAGCGGTGCGTCTCGGGATCGAACAAGGGGACAGGCTTGGTCTTGGTGATCTTGGCGCGGTCCTCCCCGCGTATCCGGTCATAATTCCGGAACCGTTGTCCGAGGATCGCGCTCTTCGATACCCCAAACTTTCCCCCTACCTCCTTTGCGGAGAGCCCCTCGTCCATCATCCGGAAGGCTTCGCGCCGCATGTCGTCGTCCCAAATCAGTATTTCGTGTTTCCCGTGCCTTTTACGATTCATTTTTTCCAGCGATAGAAGATGTGGTTGTTGATCCGGACGGTCTTCTTTTTAGAGGAAGCCCATTCGGGCGACACGTATGTCGCGTGATAGAAGGTAGCCCCTCCCGTTATGTCCGTAAACGGCTGAGTGAGGACCATCCGCGCGACGCGCTTCGCCTCTTCTGCCGCTCGGGTCTTGGGGAGCTTGTCGCTTTTCCCGTCGCAGTAGAACGAGAACTGGCAACGGTGGCGCAGCGGGAGCCGGGCTCCCCACTTGTACTGGGGACCCTGCTTGATTACGCCGCAAATCGTGTTTGGGAAACGGCGGTCTTCGACCCGGTTCAAGACGACGGCGGCAACCGCGAGCTTGCCCGCAAGGGGCTCTCCGCGAGCCTCAAAGAAGAGCGCCGTCGCCATGCACATGAGCGACGCCTCTATCAGTCCCGCCATGCCTACCGGCCCTGCCCCCGATACTTCTTGTAAGCTCTCCGCTTACTCTTGTTGGTGGGGCGCGAGAGCGGGCTCGACCCTATCGAGGTCCGTTTCTTGGTGGGGATGGGGCGATAGCCCTGAGCCCCGACCGTGGCTTTGGACTTACTCATTGAAGGACGCCGCCAGCTTTACAGCAGACGCTTCGTTCGGAAACTCCCGACGCAAGTATTCGGATTCCCGGTAAATCTGCTTCAGCTGGCCGCTAAGGGTGCGCCCTTCGGCATGTGCCATCCGGCGAATCTCTTGGTACACCTCAACGGGTACCAGAACGCTTTTCCATTTTGTCGTGTCCACAATACTCTCCTTCGTGCGAACTTCAGGGACTATATAAGATTTTCTAGGTGCGATCAAGAAAAACCCCCGCCGCGGGATAGGGCGGCGGGGGTGGCTTATTGGGCCAAGTATCCGCAGGGGACAGGGAGGTTCACGCTGCGGAACCCCAATTAGCGCCGATTTCAACGTCGCACCTATTGGGGACTTCCAATTCTATCGCCTGTTCCATCTGCTTTGCAATAGCTTCTGCCTCTTCGCGGCCGCTAACAGACAACGCCAGTTCGTCGTGTATCTGGATGAGCGGAATCTTCCCCGACTCGTAGACATTGACCATGGCCTGCTTGGTCATATCGGCGGCGCTTGCTTGGATCAGGCGGTTGAGCGCCTTGTAGGTATAGGCTCGCTTGAGCCGCGTGGTTGCGCCGTACTCGCGGACAGCGTCTGCGTAAGGCAGCGCCTTGTTCATCTCGAACGAGTCCGGTTCCCAAAGTTCGAAACGGCACTTGCGGCCTCTGAGACTGCGGATCGAGCCGGGGCTGTCCTTTTCATTGAGACGTCCCATCACGCCGTTCATCAGCTGTTTAACGAACGGCACCCGGTCGTGGTAGAGCTTCAACAGTTCGCGGGCGTCGTCCACAGAGATGTCCATCTCGGCGGCGAGCTTGTTGACGCCCATGCCGTACATCATGCCCAAGTTAATCGTCTTGGCCTGCTTGCGCCCGATCTGTGCCATTTCGGCAACAAGCGTATGGAAATCCGTGTCCGGCTTGTCACGGTAGCTGCTGACGAACTCCTCGACGCCGCGCAGTGATATCCCGCGATATCGGCCGTAGATAGACGCGTAGTGGACCAAGATCCGCGGCTCTTGCTGCGAGAAGTCAATGGACGCCCACTCTTCTCCCTCCTCCGGGAGGAACAGCGAGCGGATCATGGGACCGAGTTCCGGATCGCGAGCCGGGATTTGTTGGAGGTTGGG